CAGTTTTGTTGCTACTGATGACTCCCTTCCAGAGATGGTGGAGCTGGACCGAACTCTGCTTGTGGCTTCTCAATTGCTTGAGGAGCTTTTTGCAGGGTTTAACCCTCTAGAGATCATGCCTCGGCATGGTCCTGGGTCTGTGGCCACGGGTGAGCGGTGGAACGGCAAGTTCTTCTTTAAAAGGAAGTACGAGCATATCCATCGTCTGTATCCCTACTACTCCTACTACCAAGTGGGAATGGGACGGGAATTATCAGACCGCTTGAGTTGGTACAAAGGACTGCTCTCGGAGGAGAAATCCTCTGCAAAGGTGGTCCTCGTGCCGAAAGACTCGAGGGGACCTCGGTTGATCTCGGAGGAGCCACTTGAAACACAGTGGATCCAACAAGGTCTCGGTCGGTCAATAGACGCTTACGTGGAGAGTCACCCTATCACACGTGGTAAGGTGAACTTCACCAGTCAAACGGTTAATCAGAATCACGCGCTTCTCTCTTCCCTTACTGGGGAGTGGGCAACGATTGATCTGAAAGACGCGTCCGATCGAGTCTCAATGGCTCTTGTCAGGGCTATTTTTCCTGACGAATCAGTGATGACAGGGGATACCCCCTCGATTCTTGAAGCCCTTGAGGCGACCAGATCTCGTGTGACGCAGTTGCCAGACGGCAGGGCCGTCTCGCTTAAGAAGTTCGCGCCCATGGGAAGCCGTTTGTGCTTCTCTGTAATGGCGCTTACGATATGGTCGATAGCGACCGCTGCGATACACACCAGCTCGCCTGGTTTTCAACTTGAATCCAGCGAGGGATCGTCCGCGGCGGATTGGCGGTCTCAGTCTCACATCGAGACAGACCTCGTGTACGTCTATGGAGACGACATAATCGTGCCAACGACGTGTTACGATCTCGTATGCAAGACCCTCGAGCGGTATGCTCTGAAGGTCAATCCACACAAGTCTTATGCCCACGGTTTGTTCCGTGAATCGTGCGGTGTTGAGGCTTTTGCTGGGTCCGACGTCACTCCGGCGCGACTGAAAGTCGTACCGGAACTTGCCC